AAGCAAGATTAAAAGTTGCAAGACTTCAAGAACATATAGCTAATCAAAGAAATGATTTTCTACAAAAACTATCTACTAAATTAATAAAAGAGAATGATATTATTTGCATAGAAGATTTACAAGTAAAGAATATGATTAAAAATCATAAACTATCTCGCTCAATTTCTGATGTGTCATGGTCAGAATTTATTCGTCAATTAGAATACAAGGCTAATTGGTATGGTAGACAAATTGTAAAGGTAGGTAAATTCTTTGCAAGTTCACAAATATGCAATAAATGTGGGTATAAAAACGAGGAAGTGAAGGACTTAAATATAAGAGAATGGATTTGTCCTAGTTGTAATGAAACTCACGATAGAGATATAAATGCAAGTATAAATATATTAAAAGAAGGATTAAGACTAATAACAATTCAAAATAAATAACGTATGTAAGAACCGTAGGAACTACGGGGATAGCCTGTGGAGAATTAGTAAGACATATGTTAGTATGCAAAATTCTGTGAAGCAGGAAATCTGTGACTTTAGTCATGGGAGGTTCAGGCTAGTATTACTCATTATTGTATTCAAAAGCTAAAGTGGAAACCTAGTGAATATATGAATTTAGAAGTTAATGAGAGAGCATTAGCAGACGACTCAATACTTATTAAAATTGAAGATGAAGAAGAAGCAATGAAAGAAGCTGAAAGAGAGAAAAAGAGAGGTAGAAGAAGATAGAATTTAAAGTTAAAATAGTCACATTGCTAATATATGAAAATGTTACAATTTTGGAAATAGATGGATATATATGTTGTATAGTATAATGTAGATAATATATCACCAAGTAAAAAACAACAAATAAATCTAAATTATGAGGGGTGTATTTATGGAAAATAAAGATATTAAACTTACAATATGTATATTTGCTTTTGTAATTGGAATAATAGTGTTATTTTGCTGTATAGGTCTAGGTCAATTTAATATGGATTGTATTATAAAACAAAATGGTGGGTCAATAGCTACCGAACAATACAACATATATTTAGAACAATCTATTTCAGAATATAGAAATTTTGGTTCTATACTGGTTTTACTAGGAGGAATAGGAATACTGTTTGATAAAAGTGTCAGAAAATACTAAAAAAGTATATTTTTATTTAGGATGTGATGAATGATATGGCAAGAGATGTATTTAGTGTAAAGATGACACCACTAGAAGCACAGAAAATGGTAGAAAAAAATTTGGAAGCAGATTTAGTTTCTGTTGATATTTATAACCTAGAAAATAATAAGTCTATAATAGTTACAATCTTTGAAAAATATTATGCAAGAAGCAATAGTGATGCAGGTTTGGTAGTGATTTGTGAAAATACTACAGGAAAAACACTTGTTAAAATTACCTCAACTGGTAGTGCAATTGGACTATTTCAGATTGATTGGGGAACAGGTAATAATTTGATTAAAAGAGTGAAAAAAATACTTATTGATTATATTATTTAATTATTTTATGTAGATATTCTTAGGTTGGTATGGAATTTGTACTAACCTATTAAGTAATCAATAAAACTAAATAAACATAGAAAGCACTTACAAATATGTAGGTGCTTTTTATTGAAAAAATAGAAAATAAAATAAAAAGTAAGATATAGGAAAAATATGTAAGAATTATATGTTATAATAATTGTAGCAAGAAGATGTAATCTACAATTTATAGAGTGGAGTTCATGTATTAAAAAATTATCCTCCCAACGATAAGAAGGGAGGTGAATATACATGGATAATTTTTTATTTAATGTGTTAGCTAGTGTAACAGCTAGTTACATAGTTTATTTGATTAGCAAGTTAATCAAAAAAGTAAAAAGCCACTCTACCGCAAAGAGTGACTTAAAGATTGATATAAATTTTAAATATCATCGTAAAAAATAACTTTCAGTTATAGAACTTCACTCTACCGCAAATAGATTGTAGTTCTTCTTGCTTTTATTATACCACAAATTAGAAAAAATATTGCATATAATATTTTTTATAGTCAATAAAAATATGAAATTTTTTATACACAATGATGATGAATCTAACTAGATGAATAAATTTAATTGTAAATAAGAAAGTACTTACTTAAATGGTAGGTGCTTTTGTTTTGCCAAATTATGCTATAACATTGAGTGAGATGAGTAATTTGTGGGGGAATTTTATAATGTGGATATTAGTACCAATAATAACAATAGTATTACTTATAATAGCTGTTTCTTCTATGCAATATATTTTAGTTATGATAGCTTTTTTGTTGATTATATATTCTTTTATAGAAAAGAAAATAGTTATGGGTCTTGTGTCAGTTCTTTTTTTCACTTATTCAATTTATCTTTGTGCAACTTGGGAAGATAAATCCTTGATAGCAGATAATAAAGTTGAGACTGTTAAGGCACAAAGAGAAACTGTAGAAAGAGAAAAAGAAATGGAAAGAAGAAGAATACAAGAAGAAGTAGACAAAGAAAGATATATTGAAAAACATGGAATGGAAATATCAGAAAATGATTTAAAAGTTAAGTTAGAGGTTTTAGTACCTCAAGAATATAAGGGGAAGAAATATGAATTAAAAGTAGGAAAATTTAAAAGATATAGTATGTATTTTGATTTAACTGTACAAAATGAAAAATTTAGTAATTCTGAAGAATGTAAAAAATTTGTAAAAGAAATTGCTAATGATCTTAAAAAAATTAAAATAAGCAAGGCGTACTTTAAGTTTCATTCAAAAGATGACGGCGGTATATATAATTCTGTTTATATTGATTATTTTAGAAACATACAAAATAATGTAGATAATGTTGAAAATTTAGAATTCAATGAGTTTGAACTTAAAACCGAAGAAGAAGAGAAGCGAGAACAAGAGAAAATAGAACAAGAAAAAAACAGTTATAATAACTACATTCAAAACAGAGTGGTTGACCCACTAGATAGAATAAAGAAACTAAAAGAGTTGCTAGATTCAGGAGCAATTACATAGGAAGAATATAATAAAAAGAAAAAAGAATTATTAGAATAGATAATATAGTAAGCACTTACAGGTATGTAGGTGCTTTTAAATTTACAAAGTATTCCATTTTAATTTTATAGTTTAGATTTTATGATATAATAAAAATATAGAAGTTTTGCAGTGTGCGATATTTGTTACAAAGTAGGGCTTAATACTTGAAATCTAAGATGTTGAGGGTGCGTGATAAGTGTTATCAATTGCACTATTGCCCGCTCACTGCAATTTTAAGAGTATTGTATATATGTAGGTATTGGAAATGCTAAGTTTATTTTGGGGTGTTTTAGATTAACTATATGGAATGTAAATTATCTTTTTTCAGTTTTTTCAATCTAGTAATATCTCGTTTTAGATTAACTATATGGAATGTAAATGATGGAAGCACTAAAGTAACTAGAACAGTAAAAATAGTTTTAGATTAACTATATGGAATGTAAATATCGCTCTAAAATCTAAGTCCATTTTTGCTTATTCCGTTTTAGATTAACTATATGGAATGTAAATGTTTGGGGTTAGCGCAAAAGAGTCTTATAACTTGATTGGTTTTAGATTAACTATATGGAATGTAAATTGTTTTTAATTTAAAAATTACAATAAATTCCATCTAGTTTTAGATTAACTATATGGAATGTAAATAATCCTCCTATTGACCCAGACCCGAGTCCAGATTTGGTTTTAGATTAACTATATGGAATGTAAATCAAATTATACAATTTATCTTGTTCTAAAATAGGAACAGTTTTAGATTAACTATATGGAATGTAAATGCGCTTAACTTTCTCTTTCACTTCTATTCCTCCATTTGTTTTAGATTAACTATATGGAATGTAAATAGAATAGAATCTAACATATATACACCTCCAATTAAGGGTTTTAGATTAACTATATGGAATGTAAATCACTAGGACAGGCACTCCACTTCTAAAGCTTATACTTGTTTTAGATTAACTATATGGAATGTAAATCTCGAATCAGGATATAACTATTTAAAAGAAAACATAGAGTTTTAGATTAACTATATGGAATGTAAATTGCTGTGATTTCACTAATAAAACAATTAATAATTGTGTTTTAGATTAACTATGTGGATTCAAAATTAAATAAACAAAGAAAGCACTTACAAATATGTAGGTGCTTTTATTCTGCTCAAAATTGGTCGGTTGGGTAAAATAATTAGAAAAAGTTAGTAAAAACCTATTGACTGTAACTCGTTACAATATTGTTATTAATGTAACGAGTTACAGAAAAGAGGTGAATAAAATAGCAACTAAAAGTAGGGCAGAGTATATGAAAAATCGTCGAAAAGATAAAAGAGGTTTTAGTGTACTTTTAGACAAAGAAAAGTTAGATAAATTTGATGAAGTGTTAGAAGAGAAGAATCTAACTAAGAAAGAATGGCTAGAAGAAAAAATCGACGAGGAACTGGAACAAAAGGAATAAAAAATAAGGGTCACTCCCACCGACCAAAGTTTGAGCAACCCTTATTGACGTATACTATACATCAACTAACTATAGTATACGTCATTCCTTAAAAAATTTCAATTAAGGAGTGTAATATTATGAAAAATGAATTAATGATGTTTGAAGAAAAGAAAGTTGAAGTACTTGAATATAATGGGCAAGTTTTATTTAATCCATATGATTGTGGAAGATGTTTAGAGTTAAGTGATAGTGCAATAAGAAATCATTTATCTAAAATGAATGATACTCAAGCTGTATTATTAAAAAATTCTAATGTCCTAGATAAGGACTTTAGAAAATTGCATAACACAGGTGAAAAGTTCTTAACAGAGAGTGGAGTATATAAGTTAATATTTAAATCTAAAAAAGAAGAAGCTGAGAGATTTCAAGATTGGATAAGTGATGAAGTACTTCCAGCCATTCGACAAACTGGTGCATACATAACAAATAATGCTGACCCAGATAAGTTGAGAGAAAAAGCAAGCGAGATTGAAAAATTACAATTAGCTTATAACAGTACATCTATGTTAAAAGAATTGCTAGATGATGCAGGCTTTGACAACAAATCTAAACTATTAACAGCTAAGACATTATATAAAAAGGCAGGCATTGATTTACCAATTGAGATAAACGAAGAAGAACATTACTTTGACACAAAACAAATAGCATCTAAACTGAAAATATATTCTAAGAGTAATAAACCAGCACAGTTGGCTGTTTGTGAGATTATTAAAAAGATAAAATTAGAAGAAAATGAAGTAAAAGGAGTTTGGGAAACGAATGGTTCTTGGACTGGTACTGTAAATAAATATACAAAGAGTGTAATAGATAAGGTTAGAACTTGGATAGAGGAGAATAATAGACCTACTAAGATTGCAGGTGAGAAGAAGAATTTCCATGTTGTATATAAGATTGAGTAAATTTGATTGTATTAAATAATATATTTTAGTTTATTTTAGTTTTGAGGGGGATTAATACAATGTATGAGAATTTACTTGATATGGATAGAATAGAACTTATTAGAGAACTTGGAAGTATCTTTGAAAAAATGAAAAATGAAAATCCAGATGAATTTTATAGATTTGTAAGTTTAGTGAAAGAAGAGTGTAGGAAAAAAAGAGAAAAATAAATAGACAAATAAAGCACTTGAATATTTTACTGTTTCAAGTGCTTTATGTAGTAAAAAATGATATAATATAGGTAGGAGTTATATTAACTAAGTGGTATGTAAATGCTGTATCCTTTGCCCCTTTTGCTGCGTCACTCAAGGTTTTTATATTAACAATGTGGTATGTAAAGTCGTTTATCATTGCTAGCCTCGCATTCGTACTGGTCAATTTTATATTAACTAAGTGGTATGTAAAGATTCGCGATACTATTTGTGCAGTATCTAAGTAGGATGGTTTTATATTAACTAAGTGGTATGTAAATCATTCACTACAAAATATATATTCTAATGTATCATTCGTTTTAGATTAACTATATGGAATGTAAATAATATAGTGACCACTTTTAGCTTTTTTGTTAGTGTTCGTTTTAGATTAACTATATGGAATGTAAATTCATCATTCACTTTTGCAACATGTATGTTTTTAAGACCAGGTTTTAGATTAACTATATGGAATGTAAATTATTTTACAGATGAACAATTACAGTTACTTCTTGAATGTTTTATATTAACTAAGTGGTATGTAAATGTAACTCTTGTTGTTCTATAGGTAAATACACCTGTGTTTTATATTAACTATGTGGTATGTAAATCTAAGAGTAATTTTTTTAGAAGGTCTTTAGGGGTTGCGTTTTATATTAACTATGTGGTATGTAAATGTACTAGAAAATGCACTACCTGCATTCATTCCTATACGGTTTTATATTAACTATGTGGTATGTAAATGTACAAATGCACGATTAGCAATGATAAATGATGCTCGTTTTATATTAACTATGTGGACTTAAAATTAAAAATAATTCAAAAACACTTACAAATGAGTAAGTGTTTTTTTTATGAAAGGAGGTGATAATAATGTAAAAATTTTACGTATATAGTATAATAGTGCTATAAAATAAGTATTATGTGAGGTGATTGTTGTGTTTTGTTCAAATTGTGGTTATGAGATAACTGGTGCAGGCAAATTTTGCTCAAATTGCGGAACAGCTACATTAGCAGATAAAGTTAACAATGATGATTTATTTATAAATGTTCATGGAAAAGAATTAAATCTGACTAATATTTATAAAGAAACTAAAGGAGATAAAATCTTAGCAATTGATATTGCAATGAAGTTACTAGGGCTGGACATAAAAGAGTGTAAAAATATTATATATCCAGCTTTTAAAGAATTAAGTGAAAAAATAAATATCGAAGAGGAAAAAGAGATATTGAGGGAAGAGGAGTATAAACAAACTAATGTACTTGAAGATGATGTTGCTCGTTGCCCTAGGTGTGGCTCTGTTTCATTGTCTGCTCATAAGAAAGGTTTTGGCATAGGAAAAGCTGTAGCAGGGGCTACTATAGCAGGAGGCATTGGTTTAGTAGCTGGAAATTTAGGAGCAAAGAAAGTTAGAGTTACATGTTTGAGCTGTGGTAAACAGTTTTGGGCATAAATAATAAACACTTACTAATGTAGGTGTTTTTTTATATGGAAATTTATGAAAGGAGAGTGAGGAAATGGCTACAATACAAACTTCAATAAAGATTTTCGACGGAATGACACCAGCATTTCGTAATATGACTAATTCTATTAATACAACAATTAATAGTTTAGAGAGATTGCAAGGCAGATTGAATAATCCACTCAATGCAGGTAATATACAAGCTTCTCAACAAAGTTTGAATAACATAGAAAGTATTCTCACAAGGATAGAACAGAAAATTGGAAGAAATACAAATGAACAGGAAAACTTTAATAATAAAATAAGGCAAGGTAGTGAAGCAGGTTCTCTATTAGTGTCTAAATTAAAAAGTATTGCTGGGATATACATTGGAATAAAAGGAATAGAAAGTATTACAAAAGCAGCAGATACAATTGCAAGTACAAAAGCACGTTTAAATCTAATGAATGATGGCTTACAGACAACAGACCAGCTTAATAAAATGATTTATTTGTCAGCCCAAAGTGCAAGAGCTAGTTATGCAGATACAGCAGCACAGATTGCTAAACTTGGAATACTTGCAGGAGATGCTTTTGGAAGTTCAGCAGAGGTGATAAAGTTTACAGAACTTATGAATAAAGCTTTTGTAATTGGAGGAACATCAGCAAATGAAGCTAGTGCAGCAATGTATCAATTAACACAAGCCATGGGTGCAGGAAAACTTCAAGGTGATGAGTTCCGTTCCATAATGGAAAATGCACCCTTATTAGCCACTAAAATAGCTGATGCAATGGGAAAAACTAAAGACCAATTGAAGGAATTATCAAGTAGCGGAGCAATAACAGCAGATGTTATAAGAAATGCACTGTTTAAAGCTTCTGATGAGATAGAAAAGAAATTTGCAAGTATGCCAATCACTTTTTCTCAAGCTCTCACAATGATGAAAAATGATGCTTATATGATATTTTCTGAGACTCTCAGTAAGATAAGCGGAGCTTTGCAAAGTGTACGTTTTAGTGAGATTGTTGTATCTATGCGGAATGTTATGATTGCAATATCTTCAAACATTTATGATACATTAAATATTATAAAAAATATATTAAATAGTGATTTTTTTTCAGATTTTGTACAAGGAATTACAACAGGAACTGTACTGATAATACAAGGATTGGGATGGATTACTAATGCTGCACTAAATGTTGCTAATGTCTTTGCTCAAAATTGGAGTATTATTGCACCTGCTGTTTATGGAGTTGTCGCAGCTATTGCAATATATAAAGGAATTTTACTTGCAAGTGCAATTGTAACTGGAGTATCATCTTTTGTAAATGCCCTGTATGCTTTAGGGGCATATAAAGCTTGTGCAGCATTGGCAGCACAAGAATTAGCTTTATTTGGTAAAATATCTGCACAAACTATAGAAGCGATGGTAACAGCCCAGGCAACAGCAGCACAATATGGCCTAAATGCAGCGTTGTATGCTTGCCCGCTCGTGTGGATAGTTCTTGGATTTATAGCAGTAATAGCTGTAATATTTATGGTAGTAGCGGCAATAAATAAATTTGCAGGTACGTCTTTGACTGTTCTAGGGGTGATTGTAGGTGCAGTATTTGCAGCAGTTGCAACAATACAAAATATAATGATATGGCTATTTAATAGATGTGTAGATGTAAATGAAGGAATTGCGAATGGATGGAATCAGTGTGTATATTTGATGAAACAAGCAATTGCAAAAGGTGTAATTTTTATAATTGAGAAAATGGCATCATTGAATGATTCTGTAAATAATGCAGGAAATGCACTTGGTAAGGCTTTTGTGGATGGAGCAAATATAGCAATAAGAGGGGTAAATAAGTTAATTGACCTAATAAATAAAATACCAGGGATAAATATTGGTAAAGTAGGAGAGGCAACGTTTACGCCAGTTAAGGCAGATAATAGTTACATCAAACAACAGATTGACAGTTTAAATAAATGGGTAGGAGATGCACCAGAAAAAATAAAATTGGATAGAATGGGATATAAAGATATTGGAGCAGAATTTCAAAAAGGAAATGCACTTGGAACTAAATGGCAAAATGCTATAACTGATAAATTTAAAGATACTTTTGACATTAATAAGATGCTAGAAGATGCAAAAGATAAGCTAGGATTAAAAGATTTGTGGGATAAAGACAATCCACTTAATAATCTTGGAGGATTTGGTGGAGATTTAGGAAAAAATGTAAAGGACACGGCGGGAAATACTGCCAAAATGGCTAAAACAATGGATAAAAGTCAAGAAGACTTAAAATATCTTAGAGATATTGCAGAGCAAGAAACAATAAATAGATTCACAGGATAAACATTAAAATTGACATGAACAATACAAATAACATAAGTAAAGATGCAGATGTTGATGGAATAGTAAATGTCTTAACTGAAAAATTAAATGATGCCATGGTTGTTTCAGCCGAAGGAATAGTTTAGAAAGGAGAGTGAGAAAATGGCTTATGATTTTTACCTAGATGGAGTACAACTACCAATCGCACCACCCAAGCTTGAAGTCAAAGTTACAAATAAAAACAAGACAGTTGATTTGATAAATACTGGAGAAGTAAACATACTAAAAAAAGAAGGATTATCTGAAATAAGTTTTGAAGCAGAATTTACACATAATAAGTTGCCATTCTATCGTGGAGCTTTTAGGGATGTTCAATTCTTTTTAAGTAAACTGGAACTATTAAAAACTGATTGTAAGCCATTTCAATTTATTGTATCGAGGGAATTAGGTAATAAAGTACTATTTAACACTAATATAAAAGTATCTCTTGAAGAGTATGCTATTTCAGAAGATGCAGAAAATGGCTCAGATACAAAAGTTGCAATAAAGTTAAAGCAATATAGAGATTACTCAACTAAAAAGTTAGTTCTTGCCCCTCCTAAAAATGAGACTGATAGACCTAATGTAAAGATAGAGCCAAAACGAGTTGATTCAGTCAATGCCACAAACACTAAAACTAAAACATATACAGTAAAAGCAGGGGATAGCCTTTGGTCAATTTGTCAGAAACAACTTGGTAATGGTTCATTATATAAGAAAGTATACGAACTAAATAAATCTATGATGGATAAGGCAAATAAGGGCAAAAACTTAAGTAAATACACTATTTATAAAGGGCAGGTGTTAAAACTTGGTTGATGAATTAGTGTTAGCAAATGATAGAGATGTAAGGTTAGTAATAGCTCATTGGGAAGATTTCTACGAACCTGCTGTCATTGATGGTATCACATGGGAGATAGAAAGAAGAGGAACACCTTCTAAGTTAGAATTTACAATAGTTATGGATGATATATTAGAGTTTTGCGAAGGAAATTCTGTAAGGCTGTATTATAAAGGAATAGGTATATTCTATGGATATATATTTCAGAAGAAAAGAGACAAAGAAAATCATATCAAGATAGTTGCCTATGACCAGTTGAGATATTTTAAAAATAAAGATACTTACGTATATAGTAATAAAACTGCAAGTGAACTTGTAAAAATGTTAGCTAAAGATTTTAATTTAAAATACAATGTCATAGAAGACACTAAGTATAAAATCTCTAGGATAGAGGAGAATAAAACTTTATTTGATATGATACTAACTGCACTTGATGATACTTTAAGAGAGAAAAAGGAAATGTATGTTTTATATGATGATTTTGGAAGAATAACTCTAAAAAATGTTGCATCAATGAAATTAGATACTGTTATGAATAATGATGTCATAGAGGACTTTGACTATAATTCAAGTATAGATAGTGATACTTATACAAAAATCAAACTTGTAAGAGACAACGAGGAGTCAGGAAAAAGGGATGTGTATATTGCTCAAGATTCAGCTCACATGAGAAGTTGGGGAATACTTCAAATGTTTGAGACAGTTGATAAAAATATGAATGAAGCAGAGATAAAACAAAAGTGTGATATACTTCTAAAACTATATAATAAGAAAACTAAGTCATTAAGTTTAAAAAATGCACTTGGTGATATTAGAGTGAGAGCAGGTTGTTTAATACCTGTTTTTTTAAATCTAGGAGATATTGAATTGCAAAATTATATGTTAGTTGAGAAAGTAAAACATACATTTGAAAATAATTTGCACTTCATGGACTTGACACTTGTTGATGGAGACGAATTTGCTTCTTATTCTTCAAGCTCATATAGTAGTGGAAATACTAATAATAAAAATGAGAAACAAAATGGTCCTGCACAAAGTACTACAAGTAAAGAAGACAATGATATGATAAATAAATTAAATAAAGTATTTAAAAATAAGTTATCAAATACAGGAAATATATTTGTTAAATATTCTAATGCTTACAAAGTCAATGCAGCTTTAATGGCTGCTATTTCTATACATGAAACTGGTAATGGAAGTTCTTCACTTTGCAAAAATAAAAATAATTTCTTTGGTATGAAAGGGATGTCTTTTAGTTCTGTAGATGAAGGGATAAAAAAAGGTATTAGCAATTTATCAAGAAATTATATCCATACAGGAAGAAAAACATTAGAGCGTATTAGAGACAAATATGCACCTCTTTATGATAGCCCTCTTAATAAAGATTGGGTACCAGGAGTGGGCAAATTTTATAAACAAATAACAGGAAGTACTTATAATTCTAATAGTGCAGGCACAGGAGTTGGAAGTAATGAAGAAGCAGAAAAGAATTTAAAAGATTTAACTTATCAAGTTCAAAACAATAATTCTAATACATCAACAAACAATAATAATAAAGTAAGTAAAGTTATTCAAGAAGCAAAAAATCAACTTGGCAAGCCTTACAAATGGGGTGGTAATGGTCCAAAGAGTTTTGACTGTAGTGGTCTTATGGTGTGGGCATTTAAAAGAGGTGCAGGAATAAATCTCAAAAGAGTTTCAGCAGACCAATCAAAAGATAGTAGAGGAAAACTATTATGTAACATAAATGATGTAAAAGCTGGTGATTTAGTATTCTTTGCATACAACAAAGGAAAAGGAAATGTACATCATGTTGGACTATATATAGGAAATGACCAATATATTCATGCTCCACAAACTGGTGACGTAGTAAAAATAAGTAGTTTAAGTGGTAGACAAAAGAAAAAGCATGATTTTGCAAGAGCTAGAAGATTCTTTTAAGTGAGGTGATAAAGTGTCACAAGAATTATTGCAAATAATTAAGAAGGCTGCAATGGATGCAGTAGAAACAAGCAATCCAATGCAAATTGCATTTGGAACTATAGAAAGTGTTAATCCTTTGATAGTTAAGATAGAACAAAAAGCATCTTTTGAAGAATTTTTTCTAATACAAACAGAGACTTTTAAAAGATATACAGATAAAAAAATAGGGGATAAATTAGTCTTAATTAGGATGCAAGGAGGACAGCAATATTTGATTTTAGATAGGATGTGATGAGGTGTTACCAAGCGATAATTTGGATTATGACATTGAAGATGTATCAATAATTAATTTTGATGTAAGGCAAGAACCAAGTAAGACCTTTAAATTAAATATAGAAAAATCTAAGATAGATGGTATTTGTGATGATGTTGAAGCATTAAAACAGACCATCTTTTTAATTTTAAACACTGAAAGGTATGAGCACCTCATTTATTCTTGGAATTATGGAGTCGAGTTGAACGACCTTATTGGAGAACCTATATCCTTTGTAATCCCCGAACTTGAAAGACGAATCAAAGAAGCACTAATTCAAGATGATAGGGTTGAAAATGTAGATAATTTTGAATTTCAAAATGTAAAAGGAAAAGTACATTGTAAGTTCACAGTTTACAGTAAATATGGAAATATAAAAGCAGAGAAGGTGGTGAGTGTATAATTGTTTGAGTTAATGACATTTGAAAATATAATTAAAAGAATGTTAGATAGTGTACCAGATACTTTTGATAAAAGGGAAGGTTCTATAATATATAATGCTCTTGCTCCTGTTGCTATAGAACTTACAGAAACATATATTGCTATGGATGAATTACTAGACCAAACATTCGTAGATACTGCTAGTTATTACTATTTAGAGAAGAGATGTAAAGAGCGAGGAATTACACCTTTACCAGCCACTAATACAATTGCTAAAGGAGTTTTTAACATAGATATTCCACTTGATTCTAGGTTTAATCTAGGAGAATACAATTATATTGCAATTGAGAGAATATCTGAAAAAACATATAAAATGAAATGTGAAACTGCTGGACCTATATTTGAGTTAGGAAAACTAATACCTATTGAATATATAGATGGTCTTGAAACTGCTGAACTAACTGAAATCTTGATAAATGGAGAGGATGAAGAGTCAGAAGATAGTTTAAGACAAAGATATTATGATAGCCTAAATTCACAGAGCTTTGGTGGGAATATACAAAACTATAAAGATGAAGTTAACAAAATACAAGATGTTGGAGGAGCTAAGGTTTATCCTGTGTGGGACGGTGGAGGTACTGTTAAGTTAGTAATAATTAATTCTAACTTCAAAGTTCCATCTAGTGATTTAGTTAATTTAGTTCAAGAAGAAATTGACCCAATTGGACATCAAGGACAAGGCTTAGGATTAGCACCAATTGGACACCGAGTCACAGTTGAAGGAGTTACAAGTACAACTATAAATATATCAGCAGAGATAACATACAAAAATGGCTACACTTGGGAGAATATAAAATCAATTGCAGAAGAAGCAATAGACGACTATCTAAATGAACTTAACATGAGTTGGGAAGATGAAGAAAACTTAATAGTCCGTATATCTCAAATTGAAACTAGATTACTTAGTATTGATGGAGTATTAGACATTGCAAATACAATGATAAATGAGGTTAAATCTAATCTAACAATAAATAGTAACAGTATAGTAGTGAGAGGTGAGGTAGTTGGATAAAGAGATTAATCTAATAAATTACTTGCCACAGATTCTACAAGATAAAGAAGAATATATAAAAGTATTTAATGTAGAAAATAAAGAAATAAAAACACTACATGATAAATTAAAGGACCTATCAAATGACCAGTTTTTAGAGGACCTAACTATAAGTGGTATAAAAAGATGGGAAAAGATAATGTCTATAACTCCTAAAAGTAATGAGAGTTTAGAAGATAGAAGGTTTAGGATTTTTAGTAAATATATAAGTAAACTACCTTACTCAGAGAGATTTTTAAGGAACTGGCTAGATAATGTAGTTGGAGAAGGCAATTATGAGTTAACTATAAATAATGCTACTTATAATATACATCTTGAAAGTGATGCTAGAAATCAAGATTGGTTTGAGGAAGTTCATTCTTTTGTAAGTAATATTAAGCCATGTAATATGACTTTAGATTACACTAGAGTGCTTATAAGCAAAGATAATTATATGAATTTTGGTATAACAACCTTAATGGGTCAAGAAATAACTATATACCCTTGGAGTCCACCAGATATAGAAACTTATGGAGAAATTGATGTATTAACTGGCAATGGAGTTGGATACCAAGAGGTAACAATATTTTAGGAGGTGATATATTGGCTATAGATAAAAGTTATTACACTATAATTACAGATGTAGGGAAAGCAAAGATAGCAAATGCAAGTGTCACAGGTAATAAAGTGGGATTTGTAAAAATTCAACTTGGTGATGGAGGAGGGAGTGAATATACTCCAACTGAGAGTCAGACAGCTCTCAAAAACGTGGTATGGGAAGGCAATATCGGAAATACAACTACAGATGAAACTGCACCAAATTGTATAATATTAGAGAGTTTAATACCATCAAGTGTAGGCGGATTTATGATAAGAGAAATAGGATATTTAGATGATGAAAATAATTTAATTGCCATTTCTAAATACAAAGAGTGTTATAAACCTTCTATAGAACAAGGTGCAGTGGTAGACATGAAGGTTAAAACTGTGCTTATTGTATCTAATGTAAATAATATAGAACTTAAAATTGACCCAACAATAATCTTTGCAACACTCAAAGATATACAAGACTTAGAAACTAAAATAGGTACTGTTAATACTAAAATTGATACAACTAAAACAGAATTAACAAGCAACATAGAAACTGCTAAAACAGAGTTAAACACTAGAATTGACACAGAAAATGAGAAACAAAATATTAAAATTGACCAATTAATTGCAGGTGGTTCAAATGTTGCATACACTCAAAGGGTCGCAATTGATGATTGGGTGGAGGATGCAGAAAATGGATTCAAAGCAACTGTAACACATAGTTTGTTAACACAGAGAATAGTTGTAAATATTATAGATGCTACTACAAAAGAAAATGTAGTTACAAACTTTAAAATTATAGATGATAATTCTATAGAAATTAGAAGTGAAACAAGGTCAGAATTAAACGTTTATGTGATAAATGGAAATGCAGAAACTCATTTTATTAATGCAACTGTAGATGATAACAGAGTATCTGAAATGACTACTTATTCGTCTAAGAAAATCGAAGATAGATTGGTTAATATAGAAGAAAAATTGAGTGGAAATTTATCTGATATTGCAACAAGTGTAAATGAGTTGATAACTTATTGTTAGAAAGGAGAGTGAT